GCCACTATGCGTATCTTTGACCGTGATACTGGTGGTCAGATAAAGTTTACCTGCCCTATGGCATCAGCTAATTTAAAGGGCTGTCACGATGTCCAGAACCTTGGCGCATCCATAACCTATATAATTCGCTACCTGCTGGTAATGGCACTAGCTATCTGCGAACACGATGCTATAGATGCTTCTGAGCCAGTCAAAGAAAAAAAGACGATCTCAGCTACAGACGGAGCAAAAGATGCCTTAGATAGCCGTTTAGCAGCCTTGGTGGACAAGTTATCGGCGCATATTCAAGCACAGTTTGATGCTAATAACGAATGGGCAGCTTTTGAAGCATGGGATTTACGCGATCAGTCTACTTTTGATGTAACAGCATCAACAGCAGTTTGGGCGCAATTAAGCAGTAAATGTCGCAGTACTTTAAAGTTAATGAATGAAGAATCGAAAGGTAAATAAATGGCATACGAAGCGAAACCAGGATCATTTTCACTATTTAAAAATGACAAGAAGGAATCCGATAATCATCCAGATTACAAGGGTGATGGTAAAGACTTAGACGGTAATGCAGTGTGGGTATCAGCCTGGCTTAAAGATAGTAAGAACGGTAAGTTCATGTCTTGTTCATTTAAGTTGAAAGATGAAAAAACTGGAACAAAGCCTAAACAAATTAGCCACGATGATTTAAACGATTCGATCCCATTTTAGTTTATGAGGGAAAACAGCATTGCTGGTACACGACTGACCATTGCATATTTGAGCTTGTCTCACTTGGCTTTGAGAACAGAGTGCTGGAAGTACCTCACCCGATTTACGAGGGAAAGCGGATTCGGAACATAAGCGCGGTTAACACTGCGTGCCCGTGTAGCGAGTACCTCACCTAATACGCCTAGCCGGTAGTGGCGTGTAACACCGGCAGCAGGGGCTAGGGCTTACAGTCTCCCCTTCACTCTAGTGACCCTGCACTAATTACAAGGAAAATATGAAATTACTAGATTACTTACTAAAGACTTACAAGATTAAAAATGATCGTGCACTTGCACACGTTCTCAGTATCAGTACGCCAACAATGAGCAAAATTAGAAACGGCAGCACTGTATCGTCTGACGTAATACTAAAAATACACGAAGGATTCAATATGCCAGTACGTAAAATACGCGAGTTAATATGAGACTTGTATCATTAATATTGTTTATAGCCATTGTTGTGCTATTAATGGAGCATCACTTCAAAAAGGTAGAAGATGCCTACCATCGAGGCCATATAGACGGTATAGCGTCTGTAAAGAAGCCTAACCTAGATACTGCCTGTGCAGCCTGGTGGTTTGGTTCAAACATAATAGATGCGAAGAAAAGGCTGTGTGGCAAATGATTAAGGTTAATCAATTACATTATGCTTTGCTGATTAAGTCTTTAATGGAAAGTCCTGCTACAGTCTATGAGCTAACAGAGGAAATAGGGCTACATATTCGCACTTGCAGAGAACTGATGAACTTGTTTAAGAAGCATCAGGTTGTGCATATATCAGGATGGGCAGAGGATAAGGCTGGAAAGATCCATATTCCTATCTATAGCTTAGGCTACGCTAAAGATAAGAAACGGATAACCAAGTCTGGTGCATTAAGGACTAAAACTTACCGAGCTAATAAAAAGCTAAGAGAGATGACTCTTAGCACTTTATCACTTGTCCACGAAAGTAAACCAGACCTTCATCCTCATCAATAACTTCACAGAGTTCTGGTGGCATTAACTTACCATTATAGAAGGTAAGAACTGCCCATCCAGAACGATGGTTAAGGCTGTTATCTTCTGCATACTGGAATTGATCCCCTGTAGGACACGCCAAAGTGCCTGTATCGACTCCGTAGCGTGTGCCAGTGTAATCAGTCCAAGGAGTTACTTTAAGGCTGTGTAGATGGCCTGTAACAATGCTAGTGCCTGATTTAACGGTATTATTGTAAACAGCATGAATCCCATTATGCCAGCGATGTTTAATCATACATTTATCGTTAACCATTATCGAAGTGCTAAACTTCCACTTAGCAAAATGGTCAGTCAGGTTCATACCAACTATGCCCTTGAAGGTATCTCCAACCTGACAAGATAGCTTTGTATTAAAGCGCATATCGTGGTTACCCCAAGTCCATTGAAGTTTGGCTTGTCTAGCAGCATCCTCAATCTCTGTAATGCGCTCCTGACAGGCTTCCAGCTCTTGTTTGACTGTAGGCGTAACAGCCCAACCAATAGGAGGATGCCGACTGATTGAAGCACCATCAAACGCATCACCATTAATAACGACCATCTTAGGCTTAACTTCACCGATGATTTTTACTAATGCGCGATGTGCAGTGCTTACGATACCTGGCCAGTAATGGCAGTCACTAGCTACAACAATAATCCCATCTTGCAGCTCTACTTTAGTTCTTATATTGTTTTGTGCATAGGTAACTTGGAAGTCAGGACTTTTTACATTTCCACCTGCTAATTTTACAGAATGTCTTTCTTCAAGCCTTCTGCGCCTAGCTGCGACATTTCTTATACTTACACCAGTAATTTTTGAAACTTCTGTAATACTCGGATTATTAGTCCATATCTCTATAAATTCTTCATCAGTTATCATTTTGAGCCACTAATTAGTAAATCTAACAAACTCACCGCACCATTCATCTTCAGCAGTGATAGGGAAAGTAAATACCGCCATGTCACTATCTTCTGGCAGTAATGCTGGTGGATACCGATGGCACTCACCAACCTGATCTTTCTTCTCAGCTACATAAAAAGCGCAATTACTACATCGAGGCATACAATCATCAGGTATCTTTTTAGACACATTTGCTCTTTTCTAAAGTAATCAATGCTTTTTCTAATTCTTCTATTCTAATGCGTTGGTAATGTGTCTGTCTTTGTAACTCATTAAACATAGCCTGAGTGTTAGCAACTTCATCCCTACTTAATACCAAATTACCATTACCATCTAATGACGCGCCTACAGCAAATGAAGCAAGTAGAACTGAAGCAATAACAAGGTATTTCATAATAGCCTCTATGATAAGTAAAGTGCACGTTCATCATTACGCCGATTAACTAAACCTTTTAATACCTTGCCACCGCCTTTGGTGTACTTTAAAAATTCTTCTGCTGCACCTGCAAAATCACCACGATTATGTTTCTGTCTTAATGTACTTCTCTGTAATGTACCTAGCCCACAGTTAAAGCTAAAAGAGACAAGTGCATCAAGCTGACCTTGAGTAATAACACCAGGACAATACTTGGATACGCCTCTGACAAAACGGTCAAGGTCTTTAGAAAGAATGGCATCAACTTCTTCCTTTGTAAATTTGCGATTATCTTCAGGGCGCAAAAAATACGTCATCCGATCTAATAACTTCATATTTCCCTGATCTGGATACATAACATGGCCAACTCCAATTGTCCACAAATTAGCAGGGCAGCGATATGGTTTATACCGCGTACCCTCGTGATGGGCAATCATTACAAGTGCTTTTTTGCTTATCATTTGCCAAACGCTCTACCACCAAAGTGGAAAGAAATTATTGCTGCAAACAAGGCTTGAGTTTCATTATCCCAAAGCTGATCTGCCAGTATGTTAAAGTCTACGCCACTTGATAAACCCTTGTAAGCCAGCACTGCATCAATAGCTACTAGCAAGAAAAAGAAGCCATAGGTAATGACAGGTCGAACACTGCCACGCAGATTAATCATCCACTGACTCGCGCCTTTGCCAATCTCAATGTCGTGCGTGTATATAGCGTTCATCTCTGCTTGTTGTGCACCGATCAGGGAAATCTTTTCGTCTGATGCAGACTGTACTTTAATTTCATCAAACTTAATTTCTTCAATCTTTGCTTGTGCAGCATATCCAGCAGCCGCTAGTTGTAGTTCCCGTTCAGTTTGCATTTGAGCCAAAGCAAGCTCATGCTTTTTATCTGACTTATCTTGAAAAAAGTCCAGAATCTTAGGTAAACCACCCATTAGAAAACTAACAAATGTTGATAATAGTGTAAGCATCAATCTCTCCAGTGAAACATTACCCAAATACCGTACATGATAGCTACAGATACGGCAGTCCCAAATACAACAGCAATACAGTTTTGAATTAGTTGAATACGCTCTTGCTTCTTGCGCTCAATGGCACGAAGTCTCATGCGTTCTTGTCTGGCTTCTTCTTCTAAAGCCTCTTTGCGCTCTAGGACAATAGCATCACGCCTCTGGCACATTTCCTCATATAACCCTGATTCGTTACCAGAGTTATAGACCAGCATCTCGCGTAGCTCTATCTCCATCCTAGCCATTTTGCGATTAGCAAATGTAGCGTCTATAGCTTCAGCAGTAGCAGATTGAACCTTGCCTATCTTCTTATTATGGGCTTGTTCTATTGCAGCAGCTTGTATCTCACCTTGAGCAGTAAAGAACCCTGCTATTTCGTGGTAACAGTCTTGTATCTCATGGCCAAGTGCTATGGCTTGTTTAACTCCTGCAACAGCAGCCTGTGCCGCAGCAAAGGCTACCGCTACCTCAATCATTTTAGTACCAAAGCCAGCAATAACATAATAATTGCACCAGCAGACGTAATTAAGATGCTTTCCAGACGCTTTAATCTAGCCCATATACCTGAATACCTCTCAGCGCATACTTGTTCGTGTGCGCTTAGTCTTGCTTCTGTTTCTGATATGTTAGCCATGATTAAATGTCGATTCTTTTATAACAGTTAAATTGAAATTACTATTCAAGCACTATACTAATAGATCCAGCATCAAAAGTATCTGTGCCATTTACCGTAGTAATTCTGATTCTATCTAATACACCTGGTAAAGTAACTGCTCCACCAAAAGTAAATATTACTGCATTTGTACTATCTGCAACATTCCCTAAACCGTACCAAGTTAAACCATCATAGGTAGAAAACGTAACAAGCCCATTAGAAGTAGCTGTAGCTAAAAGAGACTGCAATCTAAAGCCAGTAGTATCTGCTGTAGTGCCTGTAGCTGTTGCTACTGCTCTCATTGATGTACCGTTATAGCCAGATGTTTTATAACCAGCAGATGATCCAAGTTGAATTTGATAGTTTGAAAGACCACTTGTTGAAACATTCCTAAACAATAAAGTTATTCTTTTTGCGTAAGATGCAATGCTAGTAAAGTTAATGCTTGTACCCGATGTAGACGCAACAGAAGTGCTGGATACTATAGGATAAACATCAGTAGCAATGCCATTAACCTGTAAAGACGCAAGCGTAGTAGCACCTGTAACGTCAAGAGTTGTCGCAATAGTTTGGCCAGCAGTGCTTGCTAATCCAGGAGCAGTAATGCCATCTGTACCATCAACAATAGTAGCCATTATTCCACCGGAGTTTCAGCCGCTTGTGCAGCTATTGCAGCATCATACTCAGCTTGTTCTTCAGCCGTGTATTCAACTTGGGATACTTCACCTGTTTCGCAATTTACGATTATTCTGTGCATGATTTATTCCCAAAGAATGTTAACTGAACCAGCGTCAAAGGTACTAGAAACAACTAAAGACAATCGATCCAAAGTTCCACTAAGCGTTACAGATCCTGCACCAGTTTCTTGAGTTGTATTATTTGACATATAACCAATCCATGACGAAATCCATGTATTACTCCCTAGCAAAACTAAGGTCATAATTCCATAATGAACATCTGCTGCACCTGCCGCTTGACGTATCGGGAATCCAGTTGTTGACGATGCTGAACCAGTAGCGGGGCCGCCAAGGTAATAACCTGCTCCAGCTACATATCCAGTTGTTTGTAAAGAACCTGCGCCGATTTGTACTTGAGGAATAACGGCAGTGCTAGGTGATATTCCATTAATTATTACAGTAATACGTTTAACCCACGACGGTATGCCCGTAAAATCAACACTTGCGCCAGATGCCGTTACAGCCGTTCCGCTAACTAATGGATACAGCGTACCTGTAGGTGATGTAACCGTACCTACAAAAGTTGTATCTAACCCGCTAGTAATCGTAATGGCATCTGAGCCACCTACTTGTATCGCTGCCGAGCCATCGGCATTAGCTTTCAACCCTGCGCTCATGTCATTACTC